CACCCTCATCAGCGCACTCCTCGGCGTCGACATCGCCACCGACAAACTCGGCATCAACATCACAACCAAAAACAACAACAATAACAACGAATAACGAATGCATACCCCGTCACCGCACTGGGTCGACTTCATCGGCCTCACCGCCGGCATCCTCGGCATGTCCATCGCCTGCTGGCTACAGTTAGTTACCCGCCGCGATGTCGACGTCGGCTGGGTTATCCTCTTTCTCACCGTCGGCCTCGGCCTCACCCTCGTCAACATCCAACCCCTCTGGCCCACCCGCAACGAAGCCATCCTTATCGCCAGCGCTGCCGGGTACGTGCTCGTCATCTGCTTCGAGATCGCGATGGCCTACCACGTTCACACTACCTACGACACACCACGATGACGGGCGGCCTGGAACTCGAAGACCTCGGTGAGGCCAAACGCCAGCGTGAAGCCTCAGTTAACTCCGAGGAATAACCAATACTATCCTATATACTTGAGTATGGTCGATTACGCCACCCTCCCCATACCGGACGATACACCGCCGGAGGAGTACAAATGGCCGCAACGACGCAGCGAGATCTATAACTTGATTGAAGAGGCCGGCCACCCGCGGAATCTCGAACGCACACAGGAACAGCTCGCAACGCGGTATGGTGTCGCGCAACCACAGATCAGTGACGACATCCAGGCGATCCGCGAGTACGAAGCGGAGACCGTCGGCGACGACGTCCGAGCCACCACGGGCTTCGTGTGCGAGAAAAGCGTCAGGGAGCTGTTGAGCGCGGGCGAGTACAAGGCGGCTGCCGACCTGCAGATGGCCTACTTCTCATGGCTCCAAGAGGCCGGCGAGGAACCGAAAGTCCCGGATCGACAAGAGGTCACGGGCGAGGGTGGCGGACCGATCCAGGTTGAGTTTCACGAAACGACTGTCGAGACGGGTTGGCGAGACGATGAGTAGTGCCACGACGGTTGACTACAAATGGACGGACTACCAGGCCCACGTCCGAGACACATTAGAGGCTGGCAGGCACGATCTCGTTGTCCTCCGGACGGGCTTCGGCGGCGGCAAGAGCCGCACCGGGGCGCAGTGGATTCACCGCGGCGCACTGTCGGACCGGCAAGGCGACGCCGAGAGCCTCGTCATCGGGCAGGATTACCAGAAGGCCAAGGCGACGACGCTGTCGGTGTTTTTCAAGACGTTGCCGGGCGATGACACGAACCCGTACAAGGAAGGCACCCCCGAGAACAGCCCCATCGTTACGACATGGAACCAGAACGACAAGCGGCTCGTCTACGTCACGGGCCACGTCGTCTGGGTCGGCGGCGCTGACATGTGGAACCGGTTCGCTGGCGGGGAATACTGCCGCATCTGGTGTGATGAGGTTGCACACTACCCGCCGACGACCGACCTCTATCAGCTCCACGAACTGCTGGTGACGCGCCAACGGACGGAAATCGGGCCGAACACGACGCTGTGGACGTCCACGGGCAACGGCTTCAACCAGTTTTACGACATTACCGAGCGCCGCGTCGATCAGGATGACGACTCGCTGCCGTGGGCCGACCGAATGAGCGTCGTTCAGGCCTCCACCGAGCAAAACGTGTTCCTGCCCGACGGTGGCCTTGAGAAGATCCGCGAGCAGTACGCCGGCACCGAGCGCGAGGCTCAAGGCCTCCACGGCGGGTTCGCCGCGGCCGAGGGCCTCGTGTACGGCTCATTCAGCCGAAAGACACACGTCATCAATAGCGGCCAAGCCGCCGAGTTGCGCGACGACAGCGCGACGCCCATCTATGGATACGACGCTGGCTGGAATCACCCGCGAGTCCTGCTACAGTTGTGGCCGACCCACCGCGACCAGTGGCTCGCGACGCGGCTCTACTACGAGACGGGCCGAGAGTTCGAGCACCTGTGCGACCCCGACCGACAGTCGGGCTGGGTGTTCGAGCAGGATCTTGAACGCGGCCCGTTGTACGGTGAGCACGAGCCGGAGCATCTCCAGAAGTTCGGCCGCGCCGGGTTCACCGTCCAAAAGGCCGACAAGTCGCTGGACGAAGGCATTCCGCACGTCCGCGGTCGCCTGGACACCGACGACGAGGGGCGGCCGGGACTGCTGGTCCACGAGGACTGCGTCGAGTTGATCCAAGAGTTTCAGTCGTACAAAGAGGAACACGTCGGCAAGAACGCCGACGTCCCGGACCATTGCGCAGACGGTGCCCGCTACGCGCTATTCACGCACCGCGAGCCGTCCGACCCCGGCGACGGCAGCGGCATCTCCTACCTATGAAAACCGAGCACGAGACCTGCCGGCAGTGCGGCACCGATCTCAAAACCGACCGCCAGAAGGCCCGCGGCGTCTGTGAGTCATGTGACCGCGAGCAGGTGACGAAATGAGCACTGACGACGACGTCTCCCAAGAGGTCACCGTCCAGGTCGACACGCTCACGCCGACTAACGCCGACCTTGAGAAGGCCGAGGAGTCCACCCAGCTCGAGGAGCGCCGCATCCGGGCTCGCTCCGGGCTTGGTCTTCAGCCGCCGTACAACCCCGATCGGCTGGCGGCGTTCCTCGAACTCAACGAGACCCACGCCGCGGCGGTCAGAAAGAAGGCTCGGTACGAGGTGGGCTTCGGGTTCGATATCATCCCACACGAGGACATCGATGCGGACGCGGCCAGCGACGAGGAACGTGACCGCGTCGAGGACTTCTGGCACGGCGCCGACTCGCGCTGGCAGACTGGCCCGAAGCAGAGCGCGGAGCCGACGACGTCGGTCGAGGTGCTCGAACTCGCCCGGCAAGACTATCACGCCATCGGCTGGGCGGCCATTGAGATCCTCGTCAACGCCGAAGGCGAGCCGGTCGGGCTGGCACACGTCCCAGCCAACACCGTCCGAGTCCGGAAGCCCCCGGCGACTCGTGATGACCGCGACGATCGCGACCACGACGCCCCGAATGACGAGCTATTGGCGCGCGGGTACGTCCAGGTCCGGCAGGGCCGCCGGCGGTACTTCGGCGAGGCGGGCGACCGTTACGGTGATAACCTGGTGTTCGTCGACGAGGAGACCGGCGATGTCGTCGAGGAGAGCGCGGAGGGCTTAGACAACGACCCGGCGAATGAACTTATCTTCGTCCGGAACCCGTCGCCGCTGACGCTGCATTACGGCATTCCGGACTGGATTTCCAGCCTCCGGACGATTACGGCCGACGAGGCAGCGAAGGACTACAATCGGCAGTTCTTCGACAATGACACCATCCCGCGGATGGTCGTCAAAGTCACAGGTGGCGAGCTGACCGAGAGGTCGAAACAGGACCTCCGGAAGATGGTCCACGGCCTCCGCGAGGAGAGCCACCGGACGGTCGTCCTCGAGGTCGAGAAGTTCCAGTCCGGGCTCGACGAGGATGTCGAGATCGAGCTGGAGCCAATGTCGCAGGGCATTAGTGAGGAGATGAGTTTCGAGGCCTTCCGGGAGAAGAACGAACACGACATCGCCAAGGCTCACGAGGTGCCGCCCATCAAGATCGGGGTGACCGACTCGGCGAACCGCTCAAACTCCGAAACTCAAGACCACCAGTTCGCCACCGAAATCATCGAGCCGGAGCAGCACAAGTTCGCGGAGCGACTGTACCAGATCCTCCATCAGCAAGCGCTTGCTGTCACCGACTGGACCATTGACTTCGAGTTACGCGGTGCCGAGCAACCCGACCGCGAGGCGACGGTCGCCCGCAAGAAGATCCAGGCGGTGCGAGGCGCCATCCCGGTTGACCGCGCGCTGGAGATGATCGGTGAGGAGCCGCTGCCCGATATGCACCCGGTTGATGGTGAGACGCTCGTCAGCCAGCTGGGCGAGTCACCGGGCGGCGGGGGCAGCGACCCGGACGTTGCGCAGGACGACGGGCGACCGGACTTCCTTCCACCGACCGACAACCGCGTTGGTGAGCGGGCCGGGCTGGAACTGTCGGATAAAGACCCGGTTGAGTCCCAACAGTTCGATTCGTCGAACCTTGACCAAGGACTATACGACTTCGGCGAGCGTGAACTGTTCATCAGGTTTGACCGCGCCGACGGGACGGACTCGCTATACGTCTATTTGGACGTGCCCCCGTCGGCGTGGCAAGGGTTGGCGAACGCCAGCAGTCACGGGGCGTACCATCACGACAATATCCGGCTGGACTATCCGTATGAAGAAGTGACGTCGAATCACGAGCGCTTGCCCGAGGGCGAACAACCCGACGCTGAGGACTTGCCCGAGGGCATCTGACGGCCGCGCGATGACGCTGCCGGGGTTGAGCGCCAAACCCGGGTGGATTCCTGACGATGACTATGCTACGCAAGACGGTCGATATCAAGACCGTCGACGAAGACGCACGGACAGCAACGGGCGCCGTTCTCGTGCCCAGTGAGCTTGACCATCAGCATGACTTCCTGCGCCCGGACGCCGTCCACGTGTTCCAGTCCGACGACGTCAAGACGGGCGTCATGCACTCGGCGTTTCCCGACGGTGCGGCGACGCTGGAGCGCAACGAGGTCATCAGCGAGGCCGAGGAGATCGGCGACGAAACCGTCCCGGCCGGGACGTGGCTGGCGACCCGTCGCTACGAGGACGACCAGCTGTGGCAGCTTGTTGAGGACGGCGTCCTGCAGGGCTTCTCCATCGGCGGCGAAATCAGTCGGGCGGCCGACCACGAGACGCTCCCTGACGACGTTCGCATCCCGGACGACGTGGAGGCCGACCACGACGCCGGCGGCACTGAGCTGCTGGCCGGCACGGTCAACGAGGTGTCCGACGTGGACGTCCCGGCCGTGCCGCGGGCCCGCTACAAGGCCGACCGCGGGAAAACCATCCTTGACGGCGTTGACGGCGAAGCGGAGTTCGTCGAGCTGCTGGTTGACCAACGGGGGCACGAGCCTGACGATGCCCGCCGGCTGTACCGGTATCTGACCGACGTCCGGTCGAAGGATGGCGACGGTAAGCCCGGCGACACCTTTGATGAGTGTGTCGAGATCATGGTGGAGGAGCGTGGGGTGTCCGAGGCGGACGCCCGGGAGATCTGCGGTGCGCTGGAGGCGGACGCGGACGC